TCATAAAGGCATCAATAGCACCTCTAGGGCGGTCTATGCGGTTAGGATCAGTAGACTGGCTGTAATCATCAAAGATTAGGTAGCCACCCTTTTTGAGCTTATAGTGAGCCATTACAGCATCTGTCAGCACGCTCTTGCCGTCATGCGCACCGTCAATGTATATCAGGTCATAAGCGGACCGGACATTGCGTAGGAATGCGTATGTGGATGTTTTAACCTTTTTTACATTCTTGTAGGGCTTAATATTATGGTCAAAGTTTTCAAGCCACTCCTGATCCCACCAGTCTACTGCGGTTAGGCTCTTTACGTTTAGGTTTTCAAGCATCCATACTACTGATCTGCCCTCAAATGCGCCTAGCTCTAGTATGTCCATTGGCTTTGTAGCATCTATATGGCGTTGCCAGTGGGGTATGTTATTGCTAAACCAGTCTGATGTAAATATTTTATCTTCCATCACTAATCCTTAGTGTAGTACTTCTTAATGACATATTGCAGGTCTTTTGATACCTGATCCCACCAGTCTTTGCCAGTCTCAAAGCAAATACGGCGCTCCATATACTTACCGTTGCGGCGGCTTTCAAACATTTCAGGGTTTTCACTCTGTAACTCTGATAGCCTGGCGCTGGCTTCATAGCCTACAAAAAACTCCCCTGCTCCTGACTGCATAAAATCAGTAGGTAGCCACCACATCTTATTGTGATTTTGGCACATCATTGCTACTATCTTTTGCTGTTGCGTAAGCCCTTTTACTGGCTGTACTGCTGGTGGTATTACTTGTGGCATAACTCCAATCCTCCTTAATGCCTTATTTACGCTCTGCACCTAAGTCATAAGTGCTGTTATCTTTGCGCGTGACACGCATTGCCATGATGCCTGCTTTGTTAAGCTCACGGCATACATCATCACGATCATCAAAGAACATATCTAATCCCAGCTCTTTTGCTTTAGCAACCTTGAGCGCTGGTGACTCACTAGGATGCTCAAATACTACTGTATGGATATTTTCAGGCTTGAATGGGTAGCCCATACGCTGGACCGCTTCAATTACGCTGTCTGGCGTATAATTGCCACCTACGGCTGATATTACATGTACCTCAGCACCCTCACTGATGAATGCACTGAGCATAAAGCTACAATGCTCTGGGTAATGACTTAGTACCTGCCAGTAATCAAATCCTATGCGCTTCATTTTCGCTTACCTACAAATGCTTTAAGTGTTTTGCCGTCATCCTGATAGCTCAAATCAACTTTTACGGGTGATCCGTATATAGAGCCTTTTACATAAGCCCTGCCTGTATCATCAATTACTTCAAATCTATCTACCTTTTCTGACTCTACTGGCTTTAGTCCATCCTGCAAATAAGCAAATGCTGCTTTGAATGCAGTGGTTTTACCTGCTGATCTGCCACCTATTTGAATTGCTACACGCTCATCTGGGTTAGCTGCAATAATGGCTATGATCTCTAGCTGGTGCTTAGTGAGCTTGATGCCGAACTGTTGCTCTACAAATTGCTCAATTTTCAACATGGTTGCACCTCACATAAATATTGCTCTTCCACAGCGCCTGCTTAGTGGGGCGGTCAATACGGCTAATGATGCCCTTTTTGGCTGCACGCTTGAATACTCCGCCTAATGGTGACCAGTCATTTAATCCGTAGTCTGCTGACTCTAGGAAGATTTGGACCATATCAGACACAATGTACTGATTGTCACGCGCCAGGGCTTCTAAAAGCTTGTCTGCGGCATCACGCCAGGCTTGTGATTTACCATCCATTAGTCAGTCACCTCAGTCTGCTTAAAAGTTAGTATGTTATCCACTTCCATATCACGCCGGGATGATGCACCTTGCCAGATGATCTCACCGTTTTTAAGCATGCGGACCGTCATTACATTAGTGGCAGGATTTACATTTACCTCTACATCTTCAAATGGTGGCTTGCGCTTTAGCTCAGCGGTAAATTTATTGAGCTGTGCGGCTACTGCTTCCATTGTCTTACCCAGAGTGCTTATAAAAGCAATCAGGATCAGTGGGCTTAAAATACCGCCTACAATGGCTATGGTTACTAAGAATGCCTGTATTGCTGCATCCATATTATTGATCCTCCTTAATGTATGAATGCCATAAAATCTCACATGCTGACACATAAAACCTACGGCTAAATTTGATATGTGGTGCTGACCATTTGATTAGCTTTTCAGCATTCCAGCGTTTAAGCCAAAATTTATCATCATCAGTCAGTACCGTGTTAGGAATGACGGTAGCAGGACCGTTAAGCATCACTTCTGGCAGTAAGTAAGATATTAGGGTTAATGCCCTCTGATCTATCTCATAGCCCAAATGCTCTACGGCTCTGGTGTTTACTTCTGGGGTTAATAGTGGCTTGTCTGCCATATTAAAACTCCGTCACCTCATTAGTTAATTCATCCAGGTATTTAGGATCACCGGTATGTAGGTAAGTCTCAAATGCCTGGCTATTCTCTTCTGTTGCAGGGTAGTATTTACCTCCTACTCTGAAAATTATTATTACTTCTGCGTTTTTACGCATGACTTTGCCTACTAGCTGTGACATCTTAATACTCACTTCCTGCCCTTTCTGAGCTGTCTAAGTGCTGCATTCACAGCTGCGGACTCATCTTTTAGTATTATGTGTCGCTTACCGCGCATCATCGGGCTGGTAACGCCTGCATCATCTAAAAGCATGGCGGTTGCTAATGCTTTGCCATAGCCCCACTTTAAGCGGCGGACCAATAGCGATGTGTTAGCGTTTTTTTCACGGACAGCCAGCCTGGTTGCCATTGTGACATCTTGGCGGCTGAGTGGCTTCTTGAATACATCAGTGTATTTCATTCTTTTGTTGCCCTGTCCAAAAATGTAGGATCGGTTAGCTTGTCCAAGTGGGCATGTAAGAATGCCTGGCGGCGGCGGTACTGCTGCCACTTATTGAACAAATTTTTTATTCGCGTAATCATGGCTATTTTCCTTTGCCTGGCGCTTGAGTTTTCTTTTTTTCTTTTACAGGTTGCTCAGCTTCAATGGCTGCTTTCAGATCGTCTGGGTGAGTCTCTAGCAATGTATCTAGTTGCTGCTCTACCTCATCATCTGTAGGCTTTGGCTCAATGAGCTGTGTTGTAGGCTGGTCTTTGACCTTAAGCAATTTGGCGGTGGTTTTGTTTGCACTACGGTAAACATCTACCACTTCCAGCATCACCTTATAGTCTTTGTCGCTGAGTCCAAGCAGCCAGTCCAAGACAGTGTCATAATTCACTGGGTCTTGCGCTTGCATGATCGGCGGCAACTCTACTGGCTGCGGCGTGCGCTTACGATTTAATATTTCCCTCAGTCCCATTTTCCCTCCAATTCTTAATGGTTACCCTAGTAATGCTCTTTGGGGTGTAGTATTCGTTGTCTTTGGTAAATACAAGTCCACCCTTAGCCATTACACTGCGCCGCCAATGACATTTTCTTTGTAATATTTGCGCGGTGGTTTGCAGTTTTTAATGGCTGCAGCCATCTGCTTTTGATTTATGCCCTTGCGATCAGCATATTCAAGCAGCTCTACAAAGCCAGCCTGCCCATTCACATTTACAAATTCCTTAGCTTTGCGCCGCCAATAGGGGTGATACTTACCAAAGCCAAATTTTACCAGCTTATCATCTAGCCATGCAGTTATGTTGTCATGGACCTCTTTTACCTTTTCAACAAATATGTACTTGCCGTCTTTTACCAGTTTGCATAGCTTAGCAAAATACTTACTTGGGTGATCTGCCGCCAGTGCAGCTTCAATCATTTTGCCCCACTCTTCGGGCTTTCCCATTTTTTCTAGTTTAATCTGAATACTACGGTAAAACGGTAGAAAGCGCTGATCGTCTATGAGCTGCGCTGCATCCCCTAACCTCTGTAGCATTGTCTGTTTTCTTTGGTCTGTAACACTATAAGCCATTAGTACCCTCCAATTCTTTGTGTCTTTCAAACTATAGCATTAAACAAAATGCAATGCCAAGTCGCTTGTGCAAAACTAGCCTTTTTCTGTGGAATACATGTTGAAAACCAGAGTAACTTATGCTGCTTCTATATAGTATCTAAAAATGTTTTTTATAAACATTTCTATATAGTATGTAAATGCACTGAAATAACAGGGGTGATTAGCCAGCGTGGTGGGTGAGCTGGTACATGAAAGCGCGGCGGTTGTTGATGATCCACTTAATACGGTAGGCATGGAATTCACGTTTATTGATAAGCTCACCACCTGAATAGATTGGTAGGAATTCACCAGGCTGGAAGCGATAATATTTGTTTTTGATGATGTTTGTTAAATGTTTCATAACATTACTATGTTATCACAGAGGGCTTTATTTGTCAATACCCTGCACCCCTGTAAGCTTGACACTGTAAAGTATGAGCGTGATAAACTCAATATTGTCATTAACTTTATGGGAGTAATAAATCAGAGCCGCGCCATTGTCCTTATCTTCAGGCTCAAGCGTTATGAAAACTCTAATATTAACATCAGCAGTCACAGCAACTTTTATGGTCACACCACCTGCAACGGCTGCGGCAAATCCAATATTCTTTAATCAAAACAATGATATTGGATCAATACTAAACTTGAATTACCAGAGATCAAACACACCACAGATACAGCTACCACAAAAAGAAGATACAAAACCACCAGTCAAAGAAGAGCCAAAAGAGCCGGTTAAATCAGAGCCGGTAGTTTATACGGTTGTAGATGGTGACAATCTCACTAAGATTGGCACTGCCTATAATGTTGAATGGCAGCGCCTTTGGGCTAAAAACACCCAGCTTACTAACCCTGACTTAATCCATGTGGGTGATAAAATCACTATCCCACTGGCAGATGAAAAGCTTGAGCGTGAGATACCTGCGGCAGTAAGCCTGCCTGCTGTCACTCCTAATGTAGCTACACCTACCCCACAAGCCACTTCTGGCAATTTTGGTGGTGGTAATACCTACTCTTACGGTTATTGTACCTGGTACGTCAAAAACCGCCGGGGCGCATCCCTGCCTAATGGTCTGGGTAATGCTAATACCTGGTATGCCCGTGCTTCCGCTATGGGTATGGCAGTAGGATCAACACCAGCCAAAGGCGCGGTAGGCACTACTACACGCGGCGCATTAGGGCATGTGGTGTATGTAGAGGGCATAAATGACAATGGCACTATCCGCATCAGTGAGATGAATGCACCACACTGGGGCAAAGTTACCTACCGTGATGCTAGCCCTAGTGAGTTTGTCTATATCTACTAGGCAATGCCGTCAGGCTGTTCTGGTAGCTCAAATTTGATAATCCTAGTCATGTCTTGTAGCGCCTGGCGGACCGCCGGGCGTGCTAGGCGTTGTAGCCTAAGCTTCTCTTCCAAATGTGGGTACTCATCAATGTAGTGTACGTTTTCTGTGTTTGGCTCATTTTCCATAGCTCTATGATACCAAAAACCGCCTGCTGTCCTAAGACTACGGCGGTTATTTTTTGGCGAATTGGAGTTCTGGGCTAAAAGGGTGTCTTACTTCCCTGATAGCTTGATTGCACTATACCATAACCCTCTGGGTAGTACCACCACCGGATTTGTAGTTTTTAGCAAAGTTAATAGCACCATAATGGCAGAATGCAGCGCACTCAGTAGGATCAATTTGAAAATCAGGATTGAGCGTGGCATAGCCAAACATACCATCCTTGCCTATTGAGCGCTTTTTTGCGGTCTTTATAGAGCCGTTTAGTGCTGGCTGGTCATAATGTGTTAGCTCATGCTTTTCTACGGCTGTCTGGAAGCCACTGTAAGCCGCTCCTGCCTGTTTTACGTTAGGAGTGAGTATTTTCTTAGTAATGCGCTTGTCAGTGCGTATAAGCTCTTCTACAAGCAGCTGTGAGCCTGCCTGACCATCAATGATAATCTTTGCGCATTTGCGCCACCTGAGCTTAGACCGGTCAAATAGCCAGTTAGTGATCCATGTAGTGCCTGCGCTCATTGGCTTACGCTCAACCAGCTCTACATGTGGTATACCATTAGGCATGTAGACACCTACCCCTAAGCTCATGGCACTGCCGTCAGGTGCAAATTTGATGCAATACACTAAGCGTGGGTTATCTTCCAGCTTTACCTGCTCTACCTTTGTAGCCTGCCAATCTTCATCACTGATGGCGCGTTTGCTTTCCTTACCGGCAATCCAGCCCAGGCGCATCTTATTGAATGAGTCAATAGCCATGTCATGGGCTTCTGTGCGGACCGCCGCCACCATCAGGTGATAGCCTAGTGATGGGTTAGCGTAATACCAGGCATCCTCATCATGCGGATCAGTTAATAACTCTACTGACCACTCCTGCCAGCAGGTCTCATGGTCTTTACCCTCAAGTACATTCTGCCTAATACGGATAAACACCGTACCAGAGCCACCACCACTAGGCGGCGTACCGGCACGCAATATCTGGCTGTTTTGGCTCTTACCGGCTGATATGGTAGGCAATAGCGCTTCCTGTTGCGCGTCAGTCTCTTCCTGGGCTTCGTCTAGGATCAATGTGTCATTGGTAGTACCCAGACCACCAGTGCGCGTACGGGTACGGAATACGCAATATCCGCCACCGCGCAATTCCACATAGTCTAAGCTCTTAGGCTCTTTATCAAATTCAGCTGTCAGCAGGTCTCTGATCTCTTCCTCTGCCTGGTAAAAGAAGTTCATAACACGGCGGCGCACCGCTTCTACTGTTTTATCAGAGTGGGCAGTATAAATAAGCGCTTCATTCATAAAGATCATACCGCCAATGATACGGGCTATGATGATCTCTGTTTTACCATTCTGGCGCGGTACAAGCAGACCAGCTTTAGGATTAGCCCAGCGCCATTTTTGCTCATCTTCATCCCAGATCACTGCCAGCCAGCGGTAGACTATCTTTTTTTGCCAGGGCAGTAGCTTAATGCCGTATTCATCAAGTAGGGTTAGTGTTTTGTCAGCCAGCCAAATATCACCATCATTAAATTGGTCAATGCGTGGCTTTTGGTTACCGTATCTGCGTGCCATACCTAATCCTCTAAATCTTTAATTGTTACTCTTGATGCAAAGCTAGTCTGGCGGTGACCGCTGCCATTTTTTGCCGGGCGCTTTGGTTTAATCTCAGTGGATGCTGGCGCACCTGGTATGCCAGCCATCAAATCACCCAGGACCGTCTTTTTATTACTCTTAGCCTGGCGCTTTTCATAATCTGCTATTTGTGTCATTACCTCAGTAAGCTGTTTAGATAGATCAGCCGTATCACGGTTGCCTGCACCCTTTTCAAGCTTAGCAGCAATGCCGTCACGGATTGCACAGAGTACGCCATAGCGGTCATTCTTTTGCGCCAGCTCTACAATAGATTTAGTCTTACCATCCACACCGCCGGTAAGCCCGGCTTTATGGATTTTATCAATGCGGCTAGGGTTACTGATGATGTCATGCCACCGGCTCAGTGCTGCATATCCCTCAGTGGGCAGGAAGTCCAGCCCTGTCTGGGCAAGCATGCGGATTTGATTAGGTGGCAGTGTTTTAAAGTAATTGAGCCAGGCATCATAATTTGCTTGCTCTTGCAGTTCTATCCTTAGATTAACGTCATTCCAGTCTTTTGTAAGTTGAATAAATTTTGTATACGGCAGGCTAAAAAAGTAGTCCTCAAATACTTCATGGAATAAATCACGCTTTGTGGGCTTCTTTTTACCCTTTGGTTTTTTAGCATGGACCGGCTTGCTCAGTAGTTTTTGTAGGGCATCA